ACATCGAACTGCCTCCAGCCGTGGGCATCGAGGTCAAAATACTTGAACCACTGCGGAGCGACAGGCTTCGCTTCGCCCTTCGGCTCCCACAAAGTGCCGTCTTCCTGCTTCATCAACCTGCGGCTCAGCGTGCCTACAGCGTTGCGTATAGTTCCATCTTTCTTCCTGTACTGGAAAGTCATTGCACCTTCCATCATCTTCTGCTCAAGGAGCATAACCTCGTCAGCCTTGAATCCCTCAAGACCGAGCTGAATCAATTCTTCTCTCTGTTTCATTTTCCGTGTTTCTTTATAAATTCCTCATACACTTTCAGCTTCTCGTCAAAGTGAGCGCGATTCTCATCGGGAGTTTGAAACTCCCAATAGTTGATATAGACATCCGGATGCATCTCTTCTGGCTCCTTGCAGAAATCGCACCCCTCAAGATTCATCCTCGCGACAATCCACGGGCCTCCGTAAGCATCTTGTCGCCTCGTACTTATTTCCATATTGATGCCTTTGTCAAAGGCTCGCAACTGCAAGTCTTGCAGTTTCAGTAAATACTCTCTAACCATTGTTTAGTCCTCCACATCTTTAAGTTGCCCCTCGAGTTTCTTTATTCGCGCCCTCAAGGTTTCAGCGCTGTCATACATACGCCATCCACAGCAGATGCCGTTACGGTTCAGAGCCTGTAAAACATTGGCCCCAGTAGTGCCCAAGTCTGTAGCGCACTCATACACGGTCTTGTATACTCTCTTTTCAAAGTTTGTCGGATTGATTGCGACTACTGGTCTATTCGGTCTTCCCATTTTCTTTCCTTTTTAAATAATCAATATACTGCTTCCACATATATGCCGTATCAAACTGGCAGATATGACCGTCTATGTTTGACTGATAGGTACGCCCATCGGTCTCGAGGACGTACCCTTCGTATGTTACTACTGCGCTCATCGCTAAAGGATATTATTAAGATAATCAATAGCATCTCCCACGGAGTTAGATGCGTCCTCCAGCGCCTCGATGGCCTCCTGCATCGCATCGCCTCTTTCCGAATCTTGAATACCCTCGGGTAAGTTATCGTAAGCCTCTTCCTCTTCGTCCCGAATTGTCTCTAGGTCGGTCTGCGCCTCACTCAACTTGGCTTGAATCTTTTCAATCTCTTTCCTTCTTTCTTTGTTCATAATGTGTTTAATTTAAAAGTTATGTAATATTTCCTTGCAAGAATTATACCAAAATCGCCTACTCTCCGTTTCGTAGTTGTAAACCATATCAGTGTGCCTCAAATAATATTGTCTGTCCTTTTGTTGCGCTCCAGCAACCCACGCGGGCCTCTGCGCACTCCTCGCATTTACCAGGGCACAGGAATGCATCTTCCGTGCAGTGTGCGCCCTTCGTACCATCCGCCCACAGGGGACTGCTCACTGGCAGTCCGTGCGGATTCTCAAACTCCGCTCCCTTCCAATCGCTTAAGATGACATGCAGATTCTTCGGGAACGCTCCGTGCTCATCCAACCACTGGTTGACCAAGTCATACTCCTTGGTGAAGACAAGGAACTCGCAGGTCGGGGTCGCTAAGGCTATGTCAACCATACCCGACAGATACTTCTTGTCCTTGATGTCACCGCCGACATGCCAACGGAAGAACCGCAGGAACTGCACCGCCTTCTTCACTTGCTCCATATATCGGTCAGGATCATTCTTCCATACCGCGCTGTTCATCGCCCTCGAGCGCTGAACGGACGGCAGATAGCAGACATTCCTCACATCGTAGCATCCTCGTGAGCATACCTTGCATCCCTTGCCACAGTCAGCGACAGGGATGAGCGAGATGGACGGGACCAACGCTCCAGTCTTGCGGTTGCCATAGGACAACTTGATTTTGAGATTCTCTTCCAAGTCAAACTCTTTCGAAAGGTTGAGAAAACTCTCCCTGTAATCAACCATCGCCTTTACTCGCTTTGCCACATTCTCTGCCGAGAATTCATTGTAGCGATGCTGGCCTTTCAGTTCTTTTGCCATAACTATTTCCTCCTTGAAATAGGGTTCTTTGCGTATTCATAAAGACCAGACTCAATCTCGTCAAACTTATCAAGCACCCTTTCAAGGTCATTGATATATGTCTGCTTATAGTCGTGGTATCTTGGCGTGAAGTCAAACCGCTTCACATTGCCGTGACGGTCTATCCTAAGATGCTGGTCGCCACAAGCACCTCCATTGGCGATTCCGAAATAGCCCGTCATTGAAAAGTTCCGCGCCGGGGCATCCAAATACGGATGGTCACACCAGAACCCGACACGATGGTCAATGCCGTCCGTGCAATACAAGGGGCTTTCAAGTTTGTAACGACCGGGAACGCTTGTCGGACCAAGATAGAAGCCATTGTTGGTCAGAGCCTCGGCCACATCAAACATCGCGCTCAGTCGGGGGGCGAGGGCTTTGATTTTCGCTTCAAGTTCCTCAATATGAGCGTTACGCTTCGCCTCCTTGTCCATCGCCTCCTCGTTGAGTGCTTTCCTCTTCGCTATAATGCCACTGATTATTTCATCGTGCGTCGGCTCCGGGTCGGGCACCTCAACGAACTCCAGGAATCCGCTGCCGTGCTCAACCTCGTGGAAGTCCCCGAATTTGTCCTCATACTTTGATGCGAAAGCCCTCAACGAATCTGCAACGAATCCCTCGTCACAGGTCAATACTACTCTTACTTGTTTCATAACTATTTCTTGATTTTATAAATACTCCCTCCAACTGGGACCTTTGGTTAAATTTACTATCAGTACATCGCCCTGATACTCGGCACTCTTCACGAAATACACATCGCATTCCGACAGAAATGGCAGGTAGTTGCCTCTTCCCGCCCTTGCGTTGCCATAGAATAAAGTAGTAGTGTCCTCTTCTTGCACCACCTCATCGTAATGGCCGCTCAAATAAGTATAAGGCATCACGCCGTGGACATCGTGGTGTACATCAGACACCTTTCCCCTTACATTGAAATTGGAATACGGAACATTAATCCGCACATTACCCTCGGGGATGCGCTCGTTAAGATATGCCGTGATATCATCCAACTTTACCCCCGTAACACCGAAGCCTTTGCGCTCCTTGAAATGCTCAAGGAAATCATCTAAATTAAGATTCATACTACATACAGATTTCTCTCAGACTGTCGGTGACATCGCTGAGAAGTTCGACTAATTCCGTTTTACTTTTGTTGTTGAGGTCATCCTTTCGGCAGGCGTGGTCAATCATCCACACAATCTTCTGCACATCCGCCTGCACAGACTCGCGGCCTTCATCGTAGCCACCCATAATGCGCACCCTCCGGCTGACAAAGTCCTCTTCGACAAAGTTGATTCCCTCAAACTCCTTGAAGATAGTCTCATCCGAGATGAGCTTGTCCGCGTTTGCGAGGTCAGACCAACTCGGCCCCTTATAGTCCACACCCATCCAAAGGTCATAGATATTCTCATCGGCCAAATTAATCAGATACCGCTCCTTCAACTCCTTCAGCTGAGTGCGGTTCAGTTCGGTCACTTTCATAGTTCTTCTCTGTTATGATTCTAAACTCGCCCCTCATCAGGGCACTTTCTATCGCCATTCTAAACATCTTATTCCTCCCAAATTATTCCGTGGTCACCCTCGACCAAATCATCCCAGTCCTCGAAGAAGTCCAGCGACACCTCGTTGTCATCGCACCACTCCGACACGGCATCAACAATCTTCTCAAACAAACCGCTGTCCGCGAATCTCAACGAGCAGCGCATATGATCCATCTTATTCAGCGCCAACTGAAGCCTTAGCTCATAGTCCGCAACATTCTCGCGGACATATGCCGCGATTTCTTTTCTTTTCGTTAGTTTTTTCATAATTACGCTACTCTAATTACAATTACACCATCATAATCGAAGTCGGTCAAAATACCATTGATATTCAAGCCGTCAATCCTCTCAACATCCTCCTCGTCAAATCCAAGATTAACGAGATTCCCAAAAGAACTATCCTGAACGGCCCACTTGCCGTCCCCATTGTATTCCACGGTATTGATTACCAGGAAAACCCTTGTGTCACCCGTCATTTCCATAACCGATTAATCTTTTCCATACCACCCACGATATGCGCCGCCTCGCATTCCCATATCGGTCGAGTCGTCATCGTGGTACTGCTTCATATATGAATCGAAACCATACTTGCCACCACTGCTGTAGTTCGGCAAGTCATACTTAGCGACATGCTTGTGCTTCTGAACCTCCGTGATATGTCGGAAGGCGTACTCGCACATCTCCAAGCAGTTCTCCAACTCGGAGAAGTCGGTGTACTCATCAATGGTATGCGGATTGTAGTATCCGCAACTCACATTGGCGCACGCCACCCCAAGACCTCTGCTCTTCAGTTCCTGCACATCGGTGCTCAGGCCGGTCGTCGGCTTATATCCGAACTGCGCAATCTTCATTGCGGACTTAAACGCAGTTCCGCACAGAGTAGTCCCACATGCCGTGTCAATAAAGTCACCGCCATTCTTACGGTCGGCCTGAAGAACGAATCGGCAGTCATCAAAGAACTTCAGGTCAACGGCACGGCTGCCCACACATCCAATCTCCTCGCCCACGAAGAATGCAGCCTTGACAGCATCAAACCGCTCAAGCAGCTTAAGTGCAACCCAGATGCCGTTCTTGTCGTCCGCACCGATACCGCACGGGCGCAGAATCTCCGCATCGCCACCCAAGAGGTAGTTATCCTTGTACACTACCACCTTGAACTTCTTCGGGCGGATGGTATGCACCTCGTCCATATGGGCGACAATGCAGGGGTAAGTTTCGCTCACTCCCTTTGTGACGAGCAGATTACCCGCCTTGTCCTCTTCAACCTTTGCGCCCTCAATTTTATTGATATATTTCTTGAGGAATGCCCTCATCGGCTCTTCGTGGCGTGACGGGCTATGTACTTTATAAAGGTCAATCAAAAGTTTCATTTTCGTTTTCTCCTATCGATTAAAGGTTCTGAATTCTCTTTGCTGCTTCAGCATATTTCTTTGGAAGAATGGGTTCGCCCTTTTTGTTGACCTTGCCGACATATATCGCGCCTACGATGGTGTCTTTGATGTATTCGTCATAGCAATTACCGCAGAGGGTATCTGAACTGCTATGTACCCTGCCGCATACAGGGCAAATTTTCCTGATATGGTCACCTCGCACTCCGGTGCGGTCTGTCTGAACTACCGCTCTGGGACTATCGAAGTTCGTAAGGAAGAATTGTCCGTCCTCATAGGTCACCCAAGAGAATGTGTCGGTATAAGGCGAACCGAACTTGTGCCACTTCACTTTCGGTACGCTGATTCTTACACGCTCCTCAAAGGGATTGTCGGGATCGTCAAACTTGACGAAATAGCGTTTGCTGCTATAGTCATTCCGATACTTGCGGAACTTGACTCCCGTTTTCTGGGCGTGCTCCCATATTAGGAAGCGCAGGCAGTCGTGGGTAGTGTACACTCGGTCAAGGAATGCACCCTTCTCTCCACGCAACTCAATCTCCGGCCACAGGATGGCTCGGCCGTACACCGAACCCGAAACGGTTCCGAGGATTCCGATAATCTGCGCACCGCAGAAGTTCGCATAGAAATCTCCCGCAACGCTGGCGGTATCCTCATACCTCATACAGCTATTCCACAGCGTGTCGGTTCTGCCGTCATTGGTTGTGTAGTTGGAGAACAGGTACAGTTTCTCAATGTTGGCCATACCCTTGAGGGTTACTACCTTGAGAGGCTCGTCGATCGAGAGAATCTCTGCCGTATTCTGATAGTCAGAGGCCGTGTAGGATGACACATCCAAGGTCTTGAAGAACCCGACCAACTTCGGGAGGTCAATGGTACTGCGGTTCTCTTTTCTCCACATACCCACGGGCGAGCCGTGCTCGGGATTGTTTGCATTGGAGAAGTCCTTTGAGCAACAAGTGATTTTGATGGTTCGTATAGTCCGTCCATCTCCGCTACCGTGATTCACCCTTACGGTGGTCAGATAGTTTGCAGACACTCCGTCCCGAATGTTGTCGGGAGTCTTGATTGCTTTGAGAATGTCGGCGGCAAGCTTACTGCCATTCTTGGCGGCAGTAGTAAAGCGATGTTCAAAATCTTCAGTAAAAATCATCTTTTTCATGGTTGTGTTTTTTTTAATGTTGGGGCAGTTAAAGTCGCTCCTTTCACTTTAGTGAGTCGGTAGGGTATCACCCCTGCCGACCCTGGCGGACTACTCGCTCTTCTTCTCTACAAGTTCGTACTTGCCGCCGGTCATTTGGGCGACCATATCATCAAGGTAGTCTACCCACGCACCATCGTCATCATAAGCGGTGGTCAAAAGAACCACCTTGCCGATAGCATCCTTGCTCAATTGACAGCCTTCGTCCATCAGCGACAGATATTGGTTGATTCGAATGATGTCATCGTCCGTCTTCGGGACAAGGACTTGGATTGAGTTGTCAGGGCAGTTAGTGATGCCGCCTACCGCATCAACATCCCCGTGATACAACGCGGAGTCCGCAAGATGTTTCTTGATTGCGCATTTTGCGCTCTTCTCATACATCGCGCACTCGTCCTGCGATTGAAAGATTGTGCCGTCTACGGCTTCATAATTCACTTCAGTGTACTCTCTCTTTGTTTCTACTCTTTTCATTGCTGTAATTTTTTATTGGTTAGACATAAATTCTTCTATGCATTTTTTAAGTCCTTCGGGCGAATACTCGCAATCTTGGTTGCAATACTCGCCCAAGGCATCCTCAAACGAGAACTGCCCAGTTTCGTCCGATTTGAAAATCATACACTCTACCACCACATAATTGACTATGGTGAGGTCGGCAAAGTACCATTGGCCGTTGTGCTTAAACACACAACACCAGCCACGATGATCACAGCGGCGTTCTATTTTTATATCCATTCTACTTCCTCCCATTCTACTCCGAACAACTCTTTCAGCACCATTCCCTGATACTTCACTCGTCCGTCATATGTGACCATTTGCTCCGGAGTCACTCCGTTCACTTCTGACAATACTGATTCGTATTTATTGTAAATCCAATCGGTTTGAAAACTCCCTGGTCTGCCCCAATCGGTCGGAGATATTCCCAACCGATGGAGTTCTCCACTCCCGTCTAACTTTACTATCTGCACGGTCATCCATCCTTTATTTTCTAAATACTCCTCGCCGAAAGCGTTCTTGACCATATGCGGATGACCTTCGTGCCATTCCATATGACCAGCCCATTTTTTATCAGTTTTCATTTCATAATAGTTTATTAGTTAATAATTCGTGAGCGGCCAGGGAACATTCAACCCCGACCGCCCTAAAGTCATCGCTCGCACAGTTCGTGACCGCGGGCGACATACCATCCTCGCTCAAAGTAATGCTCTTCGTTGAGGTCGTTTTGCATCTTTACGCAGTGCTTACCCCATTCTCTTTTTACGATATCGGGGCGCAGTGCGGCCCCAATAGCCAAATACATTTTGCGGAAAACCGACATTTTAGCCCTCCGCAAGCAGTTGAATGTAAATCCGTTCATTTTTTGTTATGTTTAAATTAATATATTAACAGAGTCAAGTAAACATTCGGGTCTCGTTTCTGTATAGTTGCCGTAATCATCAAATTCAACGAGTACGGGTTCGTCGGCATAGGTTAGCCTTTTACCGATCATTGCCGCTATTGTTCCCTTCGGTACTTTCACTCCATACTTCGTATTGCCCGAGTCGAAAACTGTGTTAATAATCCACCTCTGTCCCCATTTAACCCTAAGGTCAAGATTCGGAAAATCCCTACGAGGCTCTGTGTTAAACAGAAATTCATTGCCGTGTCCGTCAACAGCCAGATATAAATGTTCTTTCATAATAGTTCCTCCTAATAATTAGTGAGCGGAGCCGGTATCACCCAACCCCGCCCTGGCTTATTCGCTCACTTCGTTCAGTTCCACCTCAAAGCCGTTCTGCGCCATCATTACGACATTCACCGCCAAAACCGCGCCCTCAATGGCTATCGCTACCAGCAACGCCACAATAATTTTCTCCGCCTTGTTCATCGTCCGTACACCTCCAATCGCATCTTCTCGGGCAACTCATCAGTTACCCCGATATTAAACTTCTGCATCAGATAGACGAACTTGATTCGTCCGTACTCCCCGAACTTGTTCATCAGATAGTTTCGGGCGCAAAGAAGGCTATTGCTCATCGCTCGGCTCCTCCTCGGCAATAACATTCACAGTGACGACAACAAATTTCGCGTTATCGTCGTTCTTTCTGATTCTCGCCATATCGCGGGCGTCTTGCTCATTGTCGGTCATATAGACCACATTGGGATTGGTAAATCCTCCGTAAATCTTCATTACAGCATACTTTTTCATTGTTCGTTGTGTTCGGTTTCCCCGTCCCCGGCTTTATGCGTTAATAAGTGCTTTGTAAAAATCAACATCGTCCCCGCGGACCACACGAAACCACGCGCCATTGCAATTCTTCAACCTTGTGAAAAACTGCCCAGCACGGATCGCTCGCTCCTCGGTCGGTCGTTCTTCAACTTTAATGACCACATTATAGTAGTCATAAATGACTGCTGCGTATTTCATCGTTCCGTTTTTAAAGGTTAATAGATTCTTACGCTTTCTACCACATCTACCATACCATAACTGCGCTTGCGGTCGGTATCCAATGTGACGATCCAAATTTCATCCGCGTAGTCCACTTCGTGTTCTTGCTCAATGAAAAAGATAGCATCGTCAAGGTCAACGAAAAGTGCCTCTTCGCGACAGATAGCGTCATCTACAACGCTCTCAATACAGACATTGTACAATTTCATCTTTCGTTCATTTAAAGTTATTTGCGCCCGCACGAGTTACCGCCACTCGCTCGGGCAAAGCCGTTCGCGTGATTCCTGGACATTCCATTCCTCTCTCGCCCACTTTGGGCAAGCTGCCTTACCTACTCATCACGCCATAGCAAAATCCCGCACAATCCCTTTTCGCATCTACTTCCTTCGACCTACTTCGTTCAGACGCGGGCCTCTACCTTGCACATTCGTTCATCCGCTTTGCTCCGATTTACCGAATAGTTCGCTCCCTTGTCATCGGTCACTCCCTATTCGTTGCCTTTTGCAATGCTCGGTGGCGATTATGCGGTCCCAGCTATACTGCGGCACTCCCATTGCTCCGTCGTTCTTCACGGACATAATCGTTCTTCCACCCCACCCGCTGTTTGGTTCAGCCCCTTCAACGGGAAAGTGAATAACAACGCAAAGAGTCTTGGGGCGGCATTGTTCACCCCCTAAAACGGCATAGATCACCCAGGACCGCCCACAAAGTGAGCAGTAGTCCAGGCCGTTCGGCTCTTCGTTGTTCGTTCAAGCATTGAATAATTATTTGGTCATTCGTTCAAGTGTTATTCGTTCGGTTTTCCGTACCCCCGACAAACATTTTAGTTGGTCTATCGGGTTTCGCTCCCGTGAATCATACCTAATGAATAGACCACAAACACAGATAGCCCGCCAAAACTAATTGACGGGCTTTACTATGTTTGAACTACACTATTTAAGCGGCTTTTTCTGCTTTGCTCTGCGCTGCTTCTATTTCCGCATCATATGCGGCAACTTTGGCGCGCATTGCTGCAATACTTTTTGCTCTGCGCTCTGCTTTTTCCGCTGCTTTGCGCTCTTTGTCTGCTGCGCTCTCGGTTTCCTTTGCTGCTTTGCTGCGCTGTGTTGCAGCAGTCAGAAACAAAGTAAGGAAAGAATTTGCAGTAAAGAGCAAAAGCGGCTTATAAATAAAAAGCCTCTCTTCGCGCTCTACAAGCATAGAAGGAAATGCAGCGTATTTGTCGCGGATTTCTTTTTCGTCTGCGATTTCTACAAGTTTAACGCTGCAAATAACATTATTAGCGTTAAACCTTTGCGGAATCCATTGCAGAAGGAAATCTTTGTTAATATCTTCTGCGCGCAATCCTTTACGCTGCATAACATCCCAAAGCGCGCTGATTGCGTTTTTACGCTCTGCGCTGCTCTGCTCTGCTGCTGCTGCTGCTGCTTTTGCGACTGAAACGGCTTTTTTGGCTTCTGCGATAACTGCGTTTTTGTCTGCTGCGGACATTACAACATTTTGTTTGACATCATCCGAAAGGCTTTTGTAGTTGCTTTTGGCAATAAGCAGATTATTTGCTGCACTTGCCTCTGCGCAATCCTTTTGCAGTCTGCGCAAACTTGCCATAAAGCCGCGCGTTTCCAAATCAGTGTAAATAGTGTACACTTTTTTAACATCGCTAATTTTTTCCATAGTTTGAAATATTTATAAGGTTAGAAAATAAGTATATTTTGCGCTCTGCTGCTGCAATAAAGAGCAGCAAAGCAAATAATAACACTTTGACCAAATAGCCAAATATAAACAAGCATCCATATTTGGCGCGCTTTGTGTTATCGTCTACAAGCATAGACCACAAAAGCGCATTTTCAATACTGCGTTTTGTATCAAAAAAACAAGCAAAAAAATTGTATCTCTCTGCGCTGCTGCGCTGCTGCTGCTGCGGATACTCAAAGAACATTGAGAAATCAGTATCAAGTACGATTTCTGATGCAAAGATATATATTATTTCTTTAAAACAAACATTTTTAGCACTTTTTTTTAAAAAAAGTTGCAATTTATTTATAAAGTGCTGATTTACAGCATTTTACAAGCGTAAAATTTTTGTAGCCATATTTGGGGAGATTGCGCCCTGAACTTGCATTGCATAGTACCTTGTATAGCAAGGTAGATACCTATATATAACGGAAATATTAAACGCTTGTAAGGGACGCTACAAGCGTTTAACGCTCTGAGCATCAAAAGGGATGCGGGATATTTTCCGACGACCAAGCCCCGAAACGGTGGGTGGGTTTCTGAAATTTTTTTGTTTTGAAATTTTGCCCCTCGTGGAGAAGATGCCCCTGACCCGAACTTGCAAATCTTGTTGATATGAACCGAAATTCCCAGTTTCCGTAAACCTACATTCTATATGTATATTGATTATCAATTACTTATATATCTTATGAAAAAATGTATAAATATATTAAATAAGGAATAGGTGCTTATTAGAGAGGGGGGTCAATGGCTTTATAGAGGCATAATATAGAAAAGTTCGTGCACTAAGTTCACGGAAAATCGTAAAGTGCTGATTTCGGGCGATGTGTCTAATTCGTTATAAAAACACAAACTACACGATTGCGCCGAAAAGGCTTGGAAAGTCGAAAAAAGTGTCTATTTTTGTCTTCCGAATTTGACAATTTTTGTCCACGATGGGTAAGCAAGTTATAGTGCGAAGGTCGAGTCTTGGGCTGTGGGAGACGCTTGAGGAGGCCGCGGAAGGTCTCGGGGTGTCGGTATCTACCGTATCCAGGATGTTGAGGGATGTCAACCCCGACCTTAAATATGTGTCGCGGGTCTATGCAATAAGGCTGAAGGACAGCGGCGAGTGGACTGTCGCGGTGCTGGATCATAGGGAGCGCAGTTATGTGACTATGGGGCAGTCGATGCAAAAGATTAGGAAAGGTGATGTTTCTGAAGTGCGGGACATCACCGTGGCATGGTATTTGAGGGCGGATGCGGGCTATGAGAATGTTCGGTGAGACCATACGGGAGAAGAGGATCGACGCGCGGTACAGCGTGCGCGAAGACGGCGTGGTGCTTAGCGGAGGCTTTCCGCTGAAGGCCATCGGCGGGGTGTGGGTCAGTCTCGGCGGCGAGCGTCGCAATGTGGCGTATCTCGTGGCGCGTGCCTTCGTGCCGAATGCGGAGGGGCGCAGGTATGTGGTGCACAAGAATGGGAACAAGAGGGATAACCGCGCTCAGAATTTGGAATGGAGCGACGAGAAGGAGAGGCCGGCGAAGAGGGGACCGAAGCCCAGGGTGTGCGTCGTGGCGCAGTATGATATGGAGTGGAGTTTGGTGGCGCGCTACGGCAGTGTCGCCGAGGCTGCGGAGGCTGTGGGGTTGAATGTGCGTAATGTGCGTGCGGCGTTGGCCCGAAAGGGGCAGACGGGAGGATATTATTGGTTATATTTGTGATATGGAACTGGTAGGGAAAGGCAGGACTGCCGAAGAGGCTATGGAGGCGCTGAAGGAGTGTCTTTGGCGGGAGGTATGGAAGGAATGCGTGGAGCCGGAAGGCGTCGTGTTGGAGCGTGAAGGTGAAACATGGATTGCTAAGATAGAAGAATTATGAAGGTAAAGTTCAAGAAGTTGACGGAAAATGCCGTGTTGCCTCGGAAGGCGCACGATGATGATGCCGGGCTGGACCTGACCGCCCTATGGCACGAGACGGACGAATATGGCAGCCTTGTGTATCACTTTGGGCTTGCCGTAGAGATACCGAAGGGGTATGTGGGGCTTCTCTTCCCCCGCTCTTCGATAGCCAAGAAGTCACTGTTTCTGACCAACTCCGTGGGGGTGATAGATAGTGGCTACAGGGGCGAGATAACGGCGAAGTTCAAGCCCGCGCTGGATGTGTATGAGATAGGGGTGAGCAGAGCGCGCTCAAGGTTCTTCGGTGATATATACCACAAGGAGCGCGTATGCCAGCTCATCATAATGCCCTATCCTGCGGTAGAGGCTGAATGGGCGGATGATTTGAGTGAAACGGACCGTGGAGAAGGCGGATATGGAAGCACGGGAAAATAGTGGATGGAGACTGAAAAACATAGAATATATGAAAACTAAATTTGCCATATGCGACCAGGTCGCATATTTCAACACTGCGGAGAGCAGGGTGGATGAGGATATCATCCAGAGTGTGAGAATTATCGCTACGGGTGTCCACGCCGACGAGAACGGCGCGGATGTTTGTGACGGATTTGCCATTTTGTATCAGATGAAGAGTGGAATGGTGCTTACGGAGGCGGAGGTTTTCGCTTCCGTGCGCGAATGCGTAGAGCACTTCTGGAAATTTTTTGGGGATTTACAGGAGAGGTTGCCCGAATAATGGAAGCGGGGGTGCCAACCGAGCACGCCGGACAGGGTAGGCTTGCAATATGTCGTCGCCGCTCCTCATCTTGAATTAGGCGGCGATGTCGGATAAAGGGTTCGGGCGTAATGTTCATGACTCAATTGCAGGCATCGGTGACAGGCGGGGAAAGACCCGCATTTATGGTGGCGTAGTATAATGGAATGAGCGCCCGGCTGAACCTCAAATTTTTAGGGTGATGTTTTTGTGTTTTGCCAGTCGGGAGATGCGGGTTCGAGTCCCGCCGCCACCGCGATGAGAAGGACAGCGGTATACAACATCAAGAAGCAGCGGAATGAGTATGGGCGGCAGATTAGGAAGGATTATGAGGCGGGGCGACTGCCGGAGGTGCGGCGGAAGGACATCAAGGAATTTGTTCCGATGTTTGACGGGGTTGTGCGGACGATAACGACGATAGTGGAGGATAATTTGGTGATAGAGGTATATGAAGAAGATAATCATTCCCTTCGATGACTATAACCATAGGCTGCATCCTGGCGCGGAATTTGTAGGCACTGTGCTCCCGACGTGGGGCAACTTCGCGTTGACGAACGGATGGAAGATAATAGAGATAGAGATATATATGGCAAAACATTACAAAATCAGAAAACTAACGCCCACTGAGTGTCTGCGCCTGATGGGTGTGAGCGATGAGGACATTAAAAAGATGCAGGGCGCGGGCATCAGCGACAGCCAGTTATACAAGATGGCGGGCAACAGCATCGTGGTGCAGGTGCTTGAGGGCATTTGTGCGAATATGCACTTTGATGAGAAGCCGTTGCGTGTCTTCGAGGCGTTTGCGGGCTATGGTTCGCAGAGTATGGCGCTTCGGAACATAGGCGTGGAGCACGAGGTTGTCGGCATCAGCGAGATTGACAAGTATGCGATTATGGGGTATGACGCTACGCACCCCGAGACGAAGAATTATGGCGACATCTGCGCCATAGATTGGGAGGAAGTTCCCGACTTTGACTTTTTCACCTATAGCTTCCCTTGCACTGACATCAGTAATGCGGGTGCGCAGGCGGGCTTTGAAGAGGGGTCTGGCACGCGCAGTTCTCTTCTTTGGGAGTGTCGGAAGGCGATAGTGGCGAAGAGACCGAAATATCTGCTTATGGAGAATGTGAAGGCGATAACGAGCAAGAAGTTTCTGCCTGGCCTGCACCGGTGGATGCAGTTTTTATCGGAGCAAGGGTACACGAATTTCGTGAAGGTGCTCAATGCAAAGGATTATGGCGTGCCTCAGAACCGCGAGCGGTGTTTCTTGGTGAGCATTTTGGGCGAGGCGTGGTATGAGTTCCCGCAGCCCGTGCCTTTGAAGCATAAGTTGAAGGATTTGCTCGAGCCGGAGGTGTCAGAGAAATATTACTTGGATCAGGCGAGGGCGGATGCCTTCATAGCGGGATTGAGTGATGAAAAGAGAGCAGCGCTTGAAGAGGGTCGTACCGTTTAATGCCGCGGCGGGAGATGTCAGCAGAACCGTTAGGGCGCAATATTACAAGAATAATTTCCGAAATTTCACCTATTTTGAGGTTGGGGGATTCGGTGCGACGGCTGTGCTTGAAACATATGAAGCGGACGATAAATAAAGAGACTCCTATTGCGAAGATTTTTAATTTGGGCGATGGTAGGTATGCGATGAATGCGCCCGATGGCATTGCCTGCACACTGACTGGCGCTCATCATTTCGTTGGGAATATAACACATCCCCGACAAGGTTTTAGAGAGATGGGGATATTAGAGATATATGAAGAAGCAGATACCGATAAATGTTGAGAGGGACGGGATGTCAAAGTGCATCCCTGCGGTGTATTTCAAGCAAGGGTGCTATAATATCCTGAAGGATGATATGTTCAAATATGGCGGGCATAAGAAGCACGCTTGCACGGGCATTTTGGAAATATATGAAGACGCTGAAGATACCGCAAGCCACAAAGAAGGGTTATGTTGAGGTCGGCATCGGTGGATGTTTTGATTGGACATACCCAGGGAGTGCGACCAGGAGGGGGCGTGTGCAGGGTGGTGGTGATATCTGCCCCACGCTGACCGCAGGAGAGCCTGAAATATGGGTTTTTGAGGGTTATGAAGAAGACATTGAAACCATTATAAAGGACCGAAAGGACGGTTCGGCGTGCAAATCGCCAGTTATTGATCTTTAGGTGACAGCCCGGATGGTATAATGGCATAATCGCCCGAGACAAAAGCAAGCAGTCGTCGTCGGGAGATGTGAGTTCGAGTCTCACTCCGGGATCAAAATAAATTTGGAGCGGAAGGTGTAATTTTTATACCTTTGAAATCCGCGCTTATGGACACGGCGTAGGAGGAGATATAGTGCCGGGGCAGATGGGGACGTGTCCACCTCTACGGAGGGTTCCTATCTGTCTCGGCTTTTTATTGAAAAACCGCAAGTTTCAGTGAAATACAAGCACATAATAGACTATCTGGTAACCACGGTGGGTCCCGCGATAGAGGACTCGGGTCTCACGGATGAGCGCGTGAATAAGCGCACTGAGGCGGGCTTATGCAAGTCGTTCCGCAGGTATGTATGCGGCATGGACGAGGATGACGGCTGCGACTATTTCAAGGTGGATGAGGACGGGATGCTGTATGTGTTCAACGGTCAGTATTTCGAGGTGATGCTTGAGGAGACGATGCTTGAGCTCATCATAACGGTGATGGAAAAGGCGAATGTCGGCATCGTATATCAGACGGGCAGTGCAAAGCTCGTCAGGGATTACTGCCTGAACAGACTCCGCGGTGATGAGCGGTGCAAATTTGTTCCTGATAGGCAATATGTATGCTTCAAGAACGGCGTATTGGACTTAAGGTCGATGAAGTTTATGGACTTTGATGTCAAATACAAGACCGACATAGTGCTTGATTTTGACTATGATGAGGACGCGCGGTCTGCGCTATGGGATAAGGTCTTGGGAATGACGATATCGGATGATGCTATGCGGCAGACCTTCCAGCAATATTGCGGGTGTTTTTTGGCGGACAGGAAGGAGTACAAGATTGAGTACATCACTTTCGTTGTCGGCGAGGGGCAGAATGGCAAGAGTATCATCTGCAAGGCAGTGGTTAATACTTTGGGACCGGCAGTAGCGAGTTCGTATTCGCCGGAGCAGCTCTTCAAGAGCAGTCAGATGGAGTATCACCTGGCGGATGTGAACGGCAAGATAGTGAATTACTGCGACGAGGTGAGCAATAAGGACTTCTCGGGCGGTGATTTCAAGCAGTTCGTGTCGGGTGGAGCGTTCACGGGACGGCATCCGTATAGCAAGAGACCGACAAAGGTGGACAAGATACCGCTGATGCTGTGCTGCGCGAACGCGATACCGCCGACCACTGACGATACCGAGGGCTATTTCAGGCGTTTTCTGATAATTATGGCGCCGAATCACATCGACGATAGGGATAAAGACCCTATGTTGGAGATGAAGTTGCAGGCTCCCGAGGTCAAGGCGGCAATTTTCAACTGGATGCTGGAGGGTTATAAGGCTTTTATGGCCAACGGCGGCAAGATTGACATTTCCGCCTCCGTCAAGGAGGTTGTGGACGAGATGAAGCGCAATGCGAACTCTCTGAGGCGATGGATAGATGCCCACGGCTACTATGCGGGCGAGCCTACGCGTGAATATGGCGAGGGTTGGAAGTCGCTGAAGGAGTGGATGAGCGACTATATAAGGTATTGCAACGATTGGAATGAGACTCCGAAGAATAAGAAGGCATTTTCAGAGATGTTCAAGAAGATGGGCTTTGCCTGTCGGCGTAGGAGCGATGGGTATTGGTATTATTTGCCCGTCAGGGAGGTTGAGAGCGAGGTGGAGGAAGAAAAGGAAGTGGAGAGCGTGGATATGGGCGATTTGGAGTCGGATTTACCGTTTTAGTTATGGGTGCTGACAGTTTTAGGTTCGAATATGACCCCTTGGTGGCGCTGAATAACGCCCCTCAACTGATGGGTATGGACTTGCATCGGCACGGTGGCGAGTTGGAGGGGCAGTATTACCTCAACGGCGACCGCCATATGAGTCGCAAGGAGAAGCTGAAGGTCTTCATCGGGCGCGGATGCGTCTGGGTGAAGGAGGAGGGCGGCAGATGCGTCAGCCTTCCGCAGTGGCTTGTGGAGTTCGGTGGAGCCGTGGACTTCAAGGACGCCATAAGGCGCATCAACGGCCAACCGCATAAGGTGGATTGGCAGCGCGAGGTGCGCGAGAGAGCGCCGAAGGAGGTGGTATATGTGAGCAAGGATGTGCTTGAGGGGGCGCGACAGTATGATCTGTCAAAATGCCCGCTGTTCCGATGGATGTGCGGTATGTTCAAGGAAGAAAGGGTGCGTGAGGTGTGGAAGATGTATAATGTCACTACCGATGCGCACGGCAATGCCGTGTATTGGTATGTCGACGAAAAAGGGAGGATATTATATGACAAAAGAATTGCTTACGGCGAAGACGGGCATCGTGATAAGGGATATTTCCCCGGAAGGCAGTATAGGGTTGCTGACGGGTATACTGGCAGATGTTACTTTGGAGCCTGCCTCCCTGATGATGGTCGCAAAGCCTTTATCTGTGAGAGTGAGAAGACTGCCCTGGTCGCCACCCTCCACTACGGTAGGCGTTTTTATGCCACGGGAGGTAAGGGTAACCTACGAGATGTAGAGGGCAATGTGGCGTTGGTTCCGGACTATGATGCCCGCGAGGAGTGGGGAGGACGGGGTGAGATATGGCCGTGGTGGGAGAAATGGCACATCGCGGAGATTCCGGAGCACGCCGACCTTGGCGATATGATTGAATGGAAACTTAAAAACGAATAGATATGGTAGAATGTATTTGGAATGTGCCTGGCAAGGAAGACCGCAAATGCCAATATTGCACATGGGATAGAGGCTGCTCGGCGAGGGTGGCGAAAACGAGGTCTCTCCCCGCGGAAGAGTATTTTGATGTGATGAATAAGGTTGCGGGTGTTGATGTCGTCAAGAACAACAGTTGGCTGATAGCGCACTATCGCTTTATGATTGCTTTCGCTATGCGTATGGACGGCTTTCGGCTTGCGGAGATAGGCGGTCTGATGGGTAAGGACCACTCGACGGTTTCACACGGCATTAAGGCTCTTGGGGATATGCTTTCGCTGCCGGAAATTTATGCCGATGAGGTGGCGGTATGGCGGGAATATCAGAAACAAATAAATCTATTGCAAGATGAATATTATAAGTAGGATTCAAAAATGGTGGCTGTTTAATGTCGCCAATCCAGTGATTCGTAAGGGTGAACACGGGGGTTTTAAGTGGAAATTCAGGCGCTTTTGGCTCGAGGTTGAGACCTTGAGCGGAAATTGGAAGGCGCGGTGGATTGCGGCAGAGCATCCCTATGGCTATCTGTTGGCGAGCAAGGATGACTCGCAAATCGAGGGCTTTTGCCAGATAGTATATAGCGTGGGTATGCTGCTTACTACGGAGCAGGGCTTCGTGAATGATGTCGTGAAGGCGCTGAAGAAATATGATGCACGGCTTCAAAAGAGCGCTAAGGTCGAAGAAAACGAGACCGAGGAGAAAATGGCCCTTGAAGAAGTGAAGCAAGTGCAGGAGTTGGTAGAAATGCCGAAGAAAGAGAGGAAAAAAGTGGAGAGGGATATCGACGGGCATTTCAAGAAGGCAGTGAAGGAGGTGCGCAAAAATGAAGGTTAATGTTGAAGAACTGCTGAAGAAGCACTACTATAAGGAGTCGGATGCCTTTTGGACTTATATGAAGGCGAATCCCGATGACCGTATTTTGGCGGTATCATACAACGATATGGTGAAAATTGTGGAAAGCGTGAAAAGTGATGTGCAAAAGAGGACAGACAGTATGGTATAACGGCGTCGAGTATAGGCTGACGCTGAAAGGGCGGCTGTATGCCGCTTGGATTGGCCTTATTGAGAGAATAAAAGGTTGGCATTAAATTTGAGGGGGAAACCCCCGCTAAATAGTAATAAATTATGGAAGATCAGAGAAACATTCATTATCGCAAGGGTGGGAAGCTCACCCACTGCGGTGTCGAGTGCTTGCCGGACGGTAAGGACATCGAACGAATTATCATTGCTCGTATTGAGTACAAGGAGAGCGAAATGATCAATGGAAGGACGGAAAATGGCGTATGGGTGGCGCATTTTGCCCCGAACCCGTACACTGACCTGCCATTTATCTTGAATGCGACCAACCGCAAGAGGCTGGTCAAGCAGTTCCCCGAGTGTGACGGCTATCCCGCAAGGCTTGAGAACATTGCGGTAAGACTCACGAAAGAAAAGACTCGCGATGTGCAGGACGGCGGCGAGACCTGGGGCTTGCGCATCAGTAAAATTCCGGCTTCGCCGGAAGCTGCGCCCGCGAAGAAGAAGGTCATCACTGCCGACAAGGTTGAGGCTATCGTCACTTGGGCGAAGAACAACAAGCTTGATATTGACGGCATTGCGAAGAAGTACGACTTTGAGTCGGATGAGGTAAGACAGGAGATTATTAAACAACTGGGGGATTTCCCGGATTAGTATGAAAAATGAGGAACTGATAAAGGCGATGGCGGAGAATTTTGCCACCTTCGCTTATAGGGAGCAGATAGAGCGCATCCACATGTTTGTCTCTGGTGCGATTCAAGAAATGCTCTCCTTTGCATATGATGAATTGGACAGCATTGTTGCGGCCCACGACTCCGGCGATATGGAGGCTTTGGACAAGCTCATAGAAGGATGGAAGCAGACCAAGGAGGAAATAATTAAAAATAACACGAAGAATGGACAAGAATGATATTTGGCTAAAGCGCCGTCTCGGAATGATTACGGCGAGTGAACTCGGACAGATAACGAGCGCAAAGGGTGGCATCATAGAGACCAACCTTTCATATATAAGGGCAAAAAGATGGGAGCGCAAGCACGGCTTCTCGCATCCCGTCTTTGCGCACGCGATGGAAGTCGGCAACCAGCAGGAGCCGATGATTTACGAGTGGTGCAAGGCGAACCTTGGCTTTAATGAGATAGTCTACAGCAAGGATTTGCCCGAGATACCCTTTTGGATAGCCGCTGATTGCCCTGTAGGCGCTTCGCCCGATGCATATGTGACGTCGGAGCGGCTCGTGTTTGAGTTCAAAACTCTTGTCGGCAATACTGCTATAGAGTATTTCGGTGACGAATATACGCCGTACGAGGAGAAGAAACTGGCGGTATGGAAGGATCACGGAGACCAACTGCTTGGGCAGTTCATCTCGAATTCCGTCATTGAGGAGATATGGCTTGTCAAATACATCTTCCAGGATGACGATATCCTTGAGGATACCGACTCGCCCTTGGCTTCGTGGCGCGGACTGGTGTTCAAGTTCCGCAGGGAGGACTATGAGGCGAGCATTGAGGCTATGCGCGAGAGAATCATCCTGTTCGACAAGATGATAGACGCGCCCATCAGCCCTGCCGACTTCAAGAAAGGCGAATGGTATGTTGAGAACGGGGAGTTGAAGAAGCGATGAAATGCCTGTTGAACAGAACAACCGCACCAATAATTCTGCGCTTTTTTGATCTCTGTTTTAAGCAGGGAGTCATAGATGCAAAGGAATATCAAGATGACCAAGGCGCAAGGGATTTCCTCAAGAGGCACAAGGAGGCATGGGATTTCGGCGTTTTAGGCGAGCCTGACGACTACGATTGGGAGATGTGGCGCTTTACGCTATATCGTTGGGGGCGAAAGAATCGCTTTATGCAGTTCTCAGAGGGGTATATTTATCAGATAATGAAGAAAAACTATTTGTGGTACTTTCTCCCATACTGTATGCGCTTTTATCTGATGGGTATTGAGGAATGGCTCGCATATCCAAATCCGAGCGGAATTGCAATTTTTAAGGTGACGAACAAAATCCATTGGAAGCCAATGCCGAGCCACCTCAAGAAAATAACACTGAACGATTGGATATCATATATGCAAGAGTTCGTATATGATTTTCGTCGCAGTCCGTTGTCGGAAGGCGAGGATAGGGTTATGAATCCAAAGACTTTTGATGCATTTGAATTAGCAATACATGATTTAACGCGAGCATATAATAGTGGGAAAACATTTCGAGTTAAAGACCTCAAAGCAGAAGATATTTAAGCCGTTACATATGGTTCCCGGCGAGATGCGGTTAGATTATATCTTGTTACCCTATGGGCCGTTCTATGATAAGACCAAGGATTTTGTCAACGCAAAGAAGGGCGATATCTTGAGGTTTTTTAACGGACCGGAATATGAGATTGACAGCGTGGCGCTAATACGGCAGGATCGTCTGTGTGACATCCTATGCCGTATGCGCTACGGCATCTCGTGGGATAAGGCTTTTGCTCAATGGAAGAAATATGCGCTCTTGGAGGGTAATGGTCACGATGTGCTCAGTACTACTGAATGCTTATTTGTTGCTTATGCAAAAAAAGGTTTGGGAGAAACATAGGGTTGTGGTAGAATACCGCATCAATACGAAATTTACTACTATGGTGTTTTGCCCGAGCAATGCCATCGAGGACGCATTTTGGCAGCGCGATGAGAATGTGGACCCGTTATTTAGGACTACTGATGGCAAGCTTTGTCGGCCTCTTTTTATCAGAACGACGAACAACAGCGGTGGTAGATATGACGAGGATTTTGATTATCTTTGTAAAAGGCATTTTAATGCCTCTTTTGCGTCAGTTCGCTCACTGTGGTACGCCAGGTTGGGCGAGCTTGATAATTATTGGCATCTAATTACATTAATAGAGGAATGATTATGAATTCAGAGAAACTTTTTAAGACAGGTGTAGTAGAAAAAGGTGGAAATGGCAAGAGATACCGCGTGTTAGCAATCTTGCCTGATGGAGTTTCAGTCGCAGAATGGGACGATGAGTCCGAAAGAAGGGTGCTGAAAAATGGCGAATACGAGGTTTGGACTCCGCCGAAAACCGTTTTCAACTCTTATTTGAAGGGTGTTACATGGGGAAAATTGAAAGCTGCCGCCGAGCAGGAGCAGTTGCCTGATGACACCGAGATACTTATCCGTAGGGAGTATTGTCTTCCGTGGACAAATTACGCCTACGAAGATGCGACCTTTGCCCTTGGTGAGACTCGTGATGGCAAGAAAGTCATTATAGTGAAATAGTGGATTGGTGAGGTAGCTCAGTGGTAGAGCGCGGTAAGAGTTGAGACCGTAAGCCGCAGGTTCGAGTCCTGCCCTCACCGCAATGTTGCATATATCGCATTTATTTTATATTTTTGTAATACATTGTGTCGCAGACAATGAGTGGAAATATAACACCCCGAGTGAGTAGTATAGCGCTGCGACCGCTATATGAAAGTTCGGGGTTTGTTTTATGATATGGATAAAGAAATTTGGAAGCCAGTAGAGGGGTATGAGGAATTATACGATGTAAGCACTATGGGGAGGATCAAGAGGCTATATAGGGAGATTCTTCGCAAGAAGATGGGCTTGTTGATTCTGCAAGAACGAATACTTGAACCTAGCAAAAACAAAGGTTATCCGCGACTAATTCTAAAAGACAGAAAGCATAACGGCAAGAACTACGCGGTTCACATATTGGTCGCAAAGGCATTTATTCCTAATCCAGAGAACAAGCCGTGTGTTGACCATATAAACGGAAATCGCTCAGATAATAGAGTTGAGAATTTAAGGTGGTGTACTATTGCGGAGAATAATGGTTATGAGTTAGCGCGTAAGCATTTCTCGGAATCAAAGACGGGGACGAAGAATGGTATGTATGGCACTCGTGGAAAAAACAGTCCTGCACATAAACCCGTTTTACAGTATGATATGTGTGGCAAATTTATCAAAAAATATTATGGAATTGCTGAGGCCCAAAGAGAAACTGGCGTTCAGTTCAAGAACATAAGCAAGGTTTGCAAAGGAGAACGACGCCAGGCTGGTGGTTATATTTGGAAATACGAATAAGGTCCGTATGGTAGAATTGAGAGAATATCAGAAAACCGCCGTCAATGAAATCCGTTCTGGGTTAGCCAGATATCGGCGAGTAGTCTGCGTTATGCCCACTGGAAGCGGGAAGGGAACCGTACTTGGATATGTGGCCTCGTTAGCCGCCAACAGAGGCACAAAAACGCTTATTTTGGCGCATCGAGAGGAGATAATGAAGCAGAATGCCGGGCACTGTCGAAAGTGTGGCGTAGAACCTCAAATTATATCGCCAAAGCATCGTAAAGTCCCGACCGAAGATGTTGTCTGTGGAATGGTGCAAACCCTACAGCGAAGAATCGAGAAAACCGAGTGGATGGAATATGTTAAGTCGGTACAGATGCTTGTGTTGGATGAGGCTCATATCTGCAACTATGACTTTCTCTTTGATATTATCTCCGACAAGTGCTATGTTATAGGCTACACGGCGACGATGGCGAGATATGGAGGTATGACGCAAGCGGGCTTGCAGTATAACGCAATGGTATTAGGCCCGAGCGTAAAAGAACTTATTAACTTGGGTTATCTTTGTCGATGTAGGCTATATTCTCTTGACGCTCCGTCTATGGATGATGTCGCTTGGGATTACGGCAGGGGCGATTACAATCTTGGGCAGATGGCGGCGAAATTTAAGTCTCGGGCAAGGTATGTTGGAGCAGTCGAGAATTACCAGAGGATTTGCCCGGGAGAGAAAGCAATAGTTTTCGCATGTAGTTCGGAGCAGTGCATTGGACTGACGCAAGAGTTCAATAATCATGGAATCTCGGCGAAATACCTCTTGTCGAACAGCTTTGACGAAGACGAAGAATTAAGTGGAGAGAGGAAGCGGATTGTCGAAGATTTCGAGAACAACAAATTTAAGGTCCTCGTAAATCTTGGAATTGGTGTCGCGGGTTTAGATATTGTTGATATTAAGGTTGTGATGCTTATGTACTCTACAACCTCGGTGGTAAAGTATCTACAAAGCTGCGGAAGGGCTAGTCGACCCGCCCCTGGCAAAAACAATGAATTCATTTGTCTCGACTTCGGTAGGAATTACGAGCGTTTAGGAAGATATGAGGATGACAGGACATACAGCCTCTGGCACAATACTGGCTCTGGCGGCGGTGTTGCTCCGACGAAGGAGTGCGACGGTTGCGGTCGGCTTGTGCCCGTTTCGTGGACAGATTGTCAGTTCTGTGGCTATCACTTCCCTACGGAACACGAGATTTATCGGGCAGAATTGCAGGAGATAGTGGCGCAGAAGACCGAGGAGGAGACTCTTGAGCAGTATGTCGCAAGGCGAAAACTTGAAGGGTGGAGCAATAACCGCATATTGGTGGCCGTATGCATCAAGAATGCGGACAATCAAAAGGAAGCGTTTATGAAAGCGATAGAGGTTCTGAGAACGAAGCACGGAGCGAATGTAAGCCCCAAGTTTTGGTATTTCTTCAAGCGGGAGATATTGAGTAAGGTTAAAGTAAGGAAGGATGAGGGGCCGAAATTATGGTGAGATTCAGAATTTGGTTATACGATAAGGGTTGTGCGGTAATAATGTGGCTGCATCGGGGACTTCGCGGAGCCTCTCGTTGGCTTTTTACTTTGACACTGCCGCCGCATAAGACCAACCTGCTATACAAGAAATGGTACATAAAGAGACAAGAACTTATGATATATAAATGCTCCGAAAAGGACGGGGCGCGGTGAAAGTCCGCCTCTTCAAATATCAATCCCCGTTGGCGGTGATACGCTGGCGGGGAACTTATTGTTTTTTTTCTTATCTTTGCAAAAATCGCACATTATGAAACTGAATATCGAAGGTGCTCCGCTTGAGTACGCCAAGAGTCTCACCAAAAAGGAGTTGCAAAAAGTCATCAAAGACTGCAAGAAGGGTGAATACGATGAATTCACTGACCGTTGCCGCATCTGCTTTGAGAAATACCTTGCTGGTGACCTTAATGCTGCGCAATGGTGGAGCAATCATGCGGAGTTTGCGAGATGATAGTGGAAACGCCTCCGCAGCCGAAGAAAAATAGGCACGCTTCGCCCGAGGGGAAGATTCAAGCGGAGTGTTTCGCTTGGTTTTGGAATACTTACCCTCAGTATCGCAAGTGCCTGTTTCATGTCCCCAACGAGAATGATCGGGCAGATAGCAATATCATCCAAGGGGCGATACGCAAGAGTATGGGCGTTGTGGCGGGTGTGGCTGACCTGATTCTCCTTGTCGCCCGAGGTAAATACCATGGTTTTTGCATCGAGATGAAGGACGAGCACGGAACTCAGAAACCCGCGCAGAAAGAGTGGCAGACTATTGTGGAGTTACAGGGCTATCGCTATGAGATTTGTCGCTCCCTTGAGCAATTTAAACGGATTATAGAGGAATACTTGAATGAAATCTAAGATACCTATGCGCCCCGAGGGTTTTATGTCGAACCTTCCGCAGTCCCAACAGGCTTGCCTGACTTGGTATGTTCTGTCGGGATGTTCTCGCAAAGAGGCGTTCGTGACTTTTGCCCGTCCAGATATGTTTGAATCGAAGGCGAAAGCGGCACTTGATGACTATGTCAAGCAGTTTTTTGCCAGTCGGGATGTCAAGGATTATATAGAGGCATACGAAAAGACCTTGGAGAACTTTCTCAACCCTCAAGTCAAAGCAAAGCCCAAAGGGACTATGGAGGAACGGAAGGCTCAAGCGAAGACGCGTGCTACGGAATTTGCGATGTCTCTTGCAGAAAACATTGACCAGGCAGATGACCCGGAGTATGTGCTCAAGCTTATGGACAAGGTTGGATTGCTTGACGGCGATGAAGAGGTTGAGGAGCAGCCTCGCCGATATCTTCCCGTCACTTGCAGTGAATGCGAGTATAAAAAATTTGTCGAAGAAAATTGCGAACGCATAGATTCTGGCACATAATTTGAGAGAAAACGCACACGGGGGCGGGCTATTGCCGTCGCGGGCTTCCGTCCCCTATTTTTTATAAGTAACGAGTAATATGAAAAACGAAGTAAGAGGGCGGGTTGTATTAGTCCCGCAGGCGCAGACCGGAATGGGCAAGAATGGCCCATGGCGCAGACAGACAGTGGTTATCGAATTTGAGAATGGGCGGTACAACGAAAAGCTTGCCCTTGAATGTAACAACAATCGTGCTGAAGAGTTTGGAAGACTACAGCTTGGCATTATGGCGACATTCTTCTACGATGTTACCAGCAGGGAGTACAACGGACGGTTTTATACCACCGCGAATTGCTTTGATTGGAAGGTCGATGGCGCATCGTCCGCGACGGACAATGACCCGATATAATAGAAACACACCTAACTTAACTATATAAACTTCTTCTTTCCTGTTGTGATTGTGGGTAATGTGAAGAAGGGCGCATCTGATGGTGCGCCCTTTGGATTTTATATGTATGGGGATTAGTTTTGGATGCTTTTGCCAGGGGCTTGGTTGTTGACTTTGGCGGGGTTGTCCTTTGCGTCATCATCGCTACCAAAGGTGTCTGATGTGTCGCCGAACTTCGCTTTTGCCTTGGGGCCAGCCTCTGCCTTCATTGTCAGTTCATCCAACCACTCTTTTTCTATGGTTTCATAGTCACCCTTATGGGTATTGCCTATGTCCTCCATAGCAGATTTCCTCGACTTAGTGCGGGCATAAACTTGGTCGAGTTCCATCTTAAGGGCTTCGGCTTCATTTTGAGGCAGATAAATAGACTGCCCAACAGATATGCGCATCTCGCTAAATCCTTTGGGGTCTCCCTCAACTTTACCGACAAGGGCTTTGAAGACAAGCATAAGTTGCTTGACGGACTTGAAGACTTCTGGCCAATGAATTTGTGCCCATTGTATTTCGGGCGCATAGAGAATCTTCATAGTAGCGCTGGAGTCTGAACCCTGCTTGATGATTTCGGGATCAATTTTGACAGAAAGGCAGGTGTCGCGAATGTCATCCTCCAATCCGTCAATATGCAATGTGGCGATATTGCTGGCGTCCGGCGGTGTGAGGAACTTGGCATCTGAATGCGCGAGGCTGTCGGAAGTGCCCTTTACGCCTATGGCTTTGTTAGCAAGGTTTGATGGCGGTAGGCTTGTGGTTTTTTCGGCTTTGACAAATAGTATGGGCATTGCAGAACCTTTGAGATGCTCACCCACATATGTCTTAGCGTTTTCCAACTTCTCGATAGCTTCCTGTGCGGGACCGGTCGGAATGTCATCTACGCGGAAATAGATGCATTGGCAGAGGTCGCCCGCCTGCGCCTCCTTTCTGCGGACGAGAGAGTATCCGTCCTCACTTTTCTGTGTGCCCTCCAGCGGTTGGATTTCGTCATCCTCGCCACGGAGCATCATCCATGTCTCGATTGATTTTGCGGTAAAGATGTCGACTGCCTCCCTTCCGTCAAACTTGTATTTACGGGCAAGTGTCTGATTGCCGTTGAAATCCACATTCGGGAACAGAACGCTTCCTTCTTCGTAGCCATATACCTCATATTGAATGGGGTCATCGGCATTGTCGGTCTGATATATGTATATAGCGCCGTCTCCCGTGCGAAATGCTGAAGATATAACCTCGACGAATCCTGTCTTGATACCCACGATATCATACCATGACATCAGTTTACCAAAACGCTCTTCATCATTAGACTCCGAGGCTGTCCAAAAGCCATCCGCAGCGAAGTGAGAGATTTTTTTACTGATAATGCACTCCTGGATTCCGACTGGAGTGGTCTCGATGTTGTCATAGCCGACAATACCCCACTTTTCCTTGCCGTTCTTGTCCTTCTCACCCGTGGGACCGTAGATAGGGCGTCTGGACATCATTTGAGAGTTTATAGGATGCGCGGCTTGGCAGACCTCATTCAGAAAGTCCTCCTGCGTCATAATCTTGTATTCGGCGAGGGATCCAGATGCCGCCGCTGTGCCGTGGCTCACGACCCTCCGACGCCACGGCTTCTTTTTTGCTGGATTAATGTAATCACTAACATTCATAACAATCGCGATTTTATAGGTTAAACCCAAAATACGGCTTCGCGTCCGATGCCGTAGTTATTATATAAGCCTTCATAGGCGTCTTCTTCGATTTCGGGGGCGGGCTGTTTCTTCGGACGGGCGTCAAGTTCGAAATAAGAACGGAGACAGATGGTATCCATCAAGTCAGGGGAGTTCTTTTGGTGACGGGCCTTATATTCTAACTTAGATAGGTAGTATATCCGAGTATTCTTTTTTGTAGAAATAAAGAGGTCCGTGGCATCAAACAGGATATCACGGATAGTTCTTAACTCTGCATTTTTACCATACGGAATTCGGGTATTCAAGTCCATACTCGTACTCATTTTGCCAGTCTGTATGAGTACCTTTGTTTTACCGAGTAACTGACTGCGGATGTTAAAATACTGCTCAAGGGTGGCTGCGTTTCCGTTCTCGTCATATTCTTGTAAAGGTGCCTTGTTGCTCGTTACGGGGTTCGCATTTATAAAATCCTTAAGAAAAAAACCAAGGCCGCTTGCGTCAAAAGCAAAATTCTTCAACGGAACGCCATACTTGGTGAGCGTTGCTTCTATCCATATCGGCAACTCCTTCATGTTGCCAGTAAATGTTTCTATAGCAAAGAATCGCAAGCCCTTCCATAAAACCATCTGACACCCATCCGGCTTTTCCGAAGAAGCCGCGCCCGAAATATCCATAGTGGCATATAAATCCTCGTCATCTGTATCTGGATTCGTGGCGAGGTCGAGAATCATCTGCTTGGTGACTTGCGATTTTTCGGATTGCGGCGGGCCGAAGTAAGCTTCGCCCAAAATAGCCCTTTGTGTGGCTCCCGTGTTATGCAAGTTTGCAACAGATTGCCCCCCCGTAGCGTTGACAAGCTTTCTATTTCCAGATGCGTGACCCGTAAAGAGCGTAAATGATTTAACCATGTCGGCTTCTGTCAACCCGGCGGCTCTATCTTCGTCGTTGAGATGAATACCGGCGGCGGCTACCACTTCTTCTTTTGTGTCACCCCATATAACATCCTCCGGCTCATCACCCTTTACATAGAAATATCGAGTCTTTCCGTCCCAATCCGGCTTCAAGTGCCAATCTTCTCCGATGTAACCTGCTGTTAATAGGAAAGTTGTGGTCCAGTGTTCATAGCGTGGGTTAAATGCAAGGATCGTCTGCGGCGTAATTCCCGAAGAGTCTCGATTTCGCGAGAAGATGTATGTGAACATCTTATACTGCTCAATCGCCGTGGCCTCATCACATAAAAATAGGGCAGCTTGTTGTTTCTTATATGTCTCCTGAAAATCCACCCATTCCCCTGGGTTGTCCGCATTGAAGTTGGCATGCAGAAATTGGATTGCATTGTTCCATTTCGGCCAGGAAAATGTCGGAAGTTCGCCGGTTGTCACCTCGCAGTTAGAGAAATTACCCCAAACGGTCTGACCATCTCGCTGCATACTTGTACCCTTAGCCGAATCCAGTTTTCGCACATTGATGAGTCGAGCCGTGTATCCATATATTCCCACGCCTTGTAGCGCCTTTAGCATCATACCAAAGGTTTTCCCAGAAGTGGCTTCGCCGCAGATAAATATTAAATTAGACATACATCTTGCGAGATTTTCCTGCAACCCCTCCTGTGGCATTAGGTCGATATTATCTCGCAATACAAAGTCTCCAACCTTATCGTACCCCTTATCTTTGACAGTAGCCTTCTGCCTCTCTACATGTTCGTAAAGAGGGGGAAATGGTGCATGATTTGGCTTTAACTTGAACATTCTCCGCAAATGTAATAAAAGTTATGCGGAGTATAAAAATGTCAGTCGGTAATTTCCACCTTATAGCGGAAGAGAGCGTCACGAACGCGCTCGGTGATAAGACCTTTATCGAAATATTTCTGGGCCACTTCTTTGATATAAGCTTCTTTGGCGGTTTTATATGCAAGAAACGCCTCATTAACCGTGTCGAAAGTGC